CTTGAACTTTCTCAGTTTTAACTAAACCAGTACGATCTAGTAGTTCTTTAGCTGCCGCCATCTTATCACGAATGCCTAACTCAGTAGGATCGTACAATGCACCTACCATAGCCATTGCAGCTTTAGGCACATTACGTGCTAAGTAGCTATGAGTTACATCTAGTATCTCATCCTTAAGGCTGTTAGTAATTTCAGTGTTTGTAGTATTAGTGGAGTAACCTGCCATAATCTTAGCTGTAGCAATGTCTCCACCTGCCTCATCCATAAGGACAGCTAAAAATTTCTTCTGACGATCTGTTAGTTCACGTGCCATATTAATCCTCTATCATGTGTAGGGCTTGCTCAAGTGTCTCTTTATTACGTCGAGTCCAACCACGTCCAAATGTTTTGAATGTGTCTAGTCCTTCGTAAAAACCTTGACGTACAGAATATACATAGTCAATAATGTACTTAGGGTCTTTCTCCATAACACGACTTAGTGTCTGGGGGCCAATGGCTCCATCGGCTGTAGCACCTACTGCACGTTGAATAGCTTTAGCTGGTCTGCCTGATCCAGAATTAACAGCCCAGTCAAACGCACACCAGTCAATACCAGATGGAAGTTGATCGCCTTTAACACGATCCCAATAGTTCTTCTTATATATTGGACCTACTTCTTCTGGTGTTAAGTCACGCATCTCTTGTTCGGTTGACGCACGACCAATCCAGTCGTCATAGACACGCTTGGTTACACCAAGATTAGTCATACCACCGGGGTCACTAGGGTGATTTACGTAACCACCTTCGTGTTCCAGTAGCATCTTTAAACATTTACTAAAGTTTTCTTTCATAATAAACCCTGTTAAACTTTTTTCTTTTTCATAGCGTAACTACCTTTAGCGGCTGTCATTGTTTTAGCTACTGGGTTCTTCTTACCTTTATTAGATGGTGTCCTCGGAGTTCTTGTTTTCATTACAAGTAATTCCTTGAGTGGTATACCTAACTTATCAGCTTCTTTTTTCATGGACTTTAACCATGCTGGATCATTTGATTTTTTCATATTACTATTTCTTTCCAAAATATTTACTTACGCCACGCATACCAATGCTGGCACTTACAATCCCACCTAGTGAGTATTGATACCAATCAGGCATAACTTCTAAAGCTATGAAACCTGCCTGAACAATTTGATTACCCCATTCTCCACAGAACGCAAGTATTAAAGGAATACTAAATAGTAAAGTAATCCATTCGTCTTTCCAGCTATTTTGTGTAGCCTTCATAGCTTCAATGTCCCAATCAATCTCGCCTGTGGCAATCTTCATCTTTGTTTCAGCTTCAGCTTTCTTTACAACTGTCTTACCGTCAATGAATGCCGTAGCTAATCCAGCTACACTATTAATAATACCTAGCATTAAAAATCATCCTTTTTCTTTGTATTAGTGAAGCCAAAGAATGCACCTACGATTGCACTTACGGCAATGAAGTACACACCAGCTATGGAAGTTAATCCTGCTGTAGCTTCAGTCAACCCAGCTATAGCTGTAATAATAATAGTTAAAGGATAGATAAGCATACCTACAAGTGCAAACCAAACCATCTTACGTTGTTGATCTCGCTTTGAGTCTTCATCGTCAATCTGTCTACGCTTGTCATCTAATAACAATGCGTCCCACTCACTCTTTTCTATTGAGCCACTTTTATCTTTATCTATATCTTCAAACTTAGTCATTGCTATTACCTGTACCTAGAAGAAGTTTTAGCCGCCGCTTTAGGTTGCTTAGAAAATTGTGAACCCGCTTTAGTATCTTTGCGCTTCTTAGCTGTACTCGCTTGATATTGTGAATCAGGCATTGCTTTAATTGCCGCTTTCGGTAAATAACGTTCTCCCGTAGCTTTACTACCTTGAGTCGAAGGTTTTCCACTTTTAGTACTCCACTTTTCTTTTGTCCACTTATTTAAACTCTTCTGAGAGTTAGCAAGGGCCATTACTTCTTGGCCTTCTTCTTAGCTGTAGCTGACAGTTCATTCATGTGGAATAGAAACTTACTGGACGCTGTGTGCTTTGCACCTGACATTAACTTGCCCTTAGCGTCTTTATGAGTTCCACCCTTATGTTCTTTACCGTCTTTAAAGTAATGCTTCATTCCAGCTGCCATTATCTATAACCCCCGCCTGCTTTTTTATACTCTGATGCAAGGAGTTGCGCTTTACGTGCAGACCACTGACCGGCCTTCCCGCCCTTGGTTCCCCGCTTAATGCGTTCAAACAAACGCTTCCGCATAGTAGGCTTAGTATAATTTCCTGCCTCATTTACTTTTGACTTTGTTTTCGATGTCATGTCGGTTCATTCCTATGTCACGTAGTTCTCGGTCGGACATATGGTTAAGTATCCAGATGTTAGCACTTGCTTGACGGCTCGCTACTATTTTATTCATTATTCTCTTAAACATATTATTCTATCTCCTGTAGGTGTAAGGCCATACCTTACAAAGATAGTTATAACATACTTAGTTATACCATACTACAGACAAGAATGCAATACCGTTATGCACTATTGAGATAGGTTGCAATTACTTCTTACCACGCCCTTGTGTACCTGACACAGATGCACCACAGTTAGCGTAGCCACCTTTGTTGTAGCTCTTACCATATGGCATCTTTGCTTTCATGGGTGATCCACCTTTACTAAAGTCCATTGCAGGAGGAAGTGTCACTGGCTTAGCTCTTTTGTTTGATCTACCCTGCTCCATAGCACGTCCAACCTTAGACAACTCTGCAGCGTCAATGCGGTCAATGATAGTTTCGTATGTAGATTTATCTATAGTGCCAGCGTCATAAGCCTTCTTAGCTTCCCTACCCAAAGCAACACGCTCGGAAGTTGGTAGAGATCGGTACACAGCCGGAGACAAAGGTTTAGGGCCGGGTTCAGTAAGCATAGCTGAAGTTTTACCTGATGCTGCCTTACCACGCTCTATATCATCCTGTGGTTTTTTATCATCAAGTTTTTTAGTAACCTTATCATCCAGTACAACTTTACGTGGTTCTGTATTAATAGTACCGCCCATGGATTGTTTTTTTTGTTTAACCCTAGCTAACTTCCTAGCCTCCGCTTGTGCTTTCTCTAAAAGTTTTCTTTCCTTTGTGGCTAGTAGGGCATCTATCTTCTTTTGTTTTCTTGAAGACGTCGGAACATCAACACCTAAAAATTTACGTAACTCTTTTGCTTTACCCATAATACTTCTCCTAAATTACCATTTAACTTTATCTGCCCAGTAAGCTGCACTCAATTTACCACGAGCTATATTCTTACCGTGTCGTGCTTTAAAAGATGCACGTTTCTTTTTCATCTTATCTGATTCACCCTGCTTAGGTTTACCTGCAGTACTTGCACCTTGCTCACCAAAACGTATCATCTTAATCGTAGTACCTTCTTTAGCTAATACTACGTGTGACTTCTTTGGGTGCTTAGGCGTACGCTTAGGTTTATTGTACCCACTAAATGTTTCTCCACGATATTCAACAGTCATTTGTTAATCCGTCCATCCTTCTTTACGCATAGCCCACTCTACATGCTCTAACGTAAACTTCTCACCGTAGTGACCTTCCACTGCAGTCCTTACATAGTATACATCGCTATGGGGAATATGTAAGTTCTTTAAGTTACCATTTAATACATGGTTATAAAACTCTTTAAGAACATTGTCTGTATATAGTTTTACTGATTTCTTTGCCATTGTCAATACTTAATCTATATGTATGTACAAGTTTCCTCGCCTATCGGCAATCATCACTTATACTTAATCTAATTGCTTATCACTGTACGTATGTACTAATATGTATATATAGTTATATATTATTATAAGCTAGTATATATACATGTTTATGTATCACTGTACGTGTATCACTTAAGTGACCCTACCCGAATATACTATATACATAGTTTTACACAACTTACCCCCCATGTCAATCCCTAATCGACATTGTTACACCTTTTGTGATGTATTGTAACATACTGTCACCAATTGTGATATACCTCGAAGTGTGTACACCAGTGTAT